CCATGATACAAAAGAGATTGTAGACATGGCAAGTAGTGTTGGTCGTTATTATGATGAACTACACAAAGTTAATTGTCGCAAAGAGTTAGGTCAAGATGTGAACGAGAAAGAACACATCAAAGCAATTTATATGGCATTACATGCCAGTTACGCATTGGAAGCATTCCGCTTTATGGTATCATTCGCTACATCGTTGGCAATGGTTGAGAACAAAATCTTTATTGGTAATGGCAATATTATCAGTTTAATTCTCCAAGATGAACTTCTCCATAAAGGCTGGACTGCCTACCTTATTAACCAAGTAGTTAAAGAAGATAGTCGTTTTGCACAAGTTAAGTCAGAGTGTGAAGCAGAAGTCTATCAACTCTATTTGGATGTTATACGTGAAGAAAAAGAGTGGGCAGAGTATTTGTTTAAGATGGGTCCAGTCATTGGTTTGAATGCAACTGTGTTGAAAGACTTTGTTGATTACACGGCGGTATCTGCATTAAAAGAAATTGGTATTAGATATAACAGTCCCGCACCTAAAACAACACCTATTCCTTGGTTCAACAAACACGTTGATACAAGTAAAAAACAAACAGCATTACAAGAAAACGAATCAACCAACTATGTCATCGGAGTGATGACTGATAGTATTGATTACGATGAATTACCAAACATTTAAAAGGAAATAAAATGACAGCAATCGTATGGAGTAAGTATCATTGTCCCTATTGCGACCAAGCAAAGGCACTATTAAAAAGTAAAGGTATACAATTTGAAGAACGCAAGATCGGAGATGGATATACCAAAGAAGAATTGCTTGAAGCAATCCCGTCAGCAAGAACAGTACCGCAAATCATTTTAGATGGCGTACTAATCGGTGGTTTCACCGAACTCAAACAAAAATTAACAGAAAGTAATTAATGCAAATAGCAATACAACCAAACACAGTATACACATTTAAACTCAACTCGGGTGAAGAACTGATAGCAAAAGTGATTCAAGCAGGTAGTGAGTTCATTCAAATTGAAGAACCAGTCTCTATTGCACCCACACAGCAGGGTATGCAAATGATTCCCAGCGTATTCACCGCAAATCCTAAGGCTGAATTCAAGCTAAATACTAGTAGCGTTGCCATTTATGCAGAGACTGACGATAGTGTCAGAATGAAGTATTTAGAAGCAACAACTGGTATCAAAGTACCAGATAAGAAAATCGTACTAGGATAATTAATGCCACAAATATGCCGTATAGGTGATACAAATGAGATGAAGGGTGCAATCATTGCAGGCGCCAAAACAGTCTTTGCTAATGGAATATTAGTAGGACAGCAAGGCAGCAAGATTAGTCCCCATGCTCCCTTTAAGGGCCCTCATAATAGTGCTACAGTAACATCTGCTAGCCCTAGTGTATTCGCCGACGGCATAGCAGTAGCTAGAGTAGGGTCAGGTAATAGTTGTGGCCATCATATGGCACAAGGTAGTCCTGATGTGTTTGTCCCATGAGTGATACAGGAAAACAAAGTCCATTAGGTGTTAATAGTGTTAATGCACTATTAAACGTACAGGGTTTACAAATTAACCCTAAGTTTGCTTCATGGGCCGGCTCATCACAAAGCTTTGCTGATTATTCATTTGGTCGTGTATGTCAAGACACTGTGTTGCGGGTTATTACACACGCTATCAATGAGGCTTATAAGGGACATACTGACATAGTAGGTACCGATGGCTGGCCTACACAAAGTGTATATAACAATTTAATCAGTATAGGTGGCGGAACGAACGCTATTCCTATCACCAGTATTACATCGGGTGTAATTTCTGGAACTGAGCAATTTTATTTTGATGTAGTATACGGTCAATCTTTTGTATTAGTTCCCGGTACATATATCAGAATCAATGGTTCAAATCCTGCAGGCTATAACGGCAATTGGCTAATTGAGACAGGGTCTGCTGGTACTTTTAGAGTATACTCAACTGCCGCATATGGTGTTTCAACAACGGGTTCATTTGTTATAGATACGCAAGTACCAGGACTAGGAAATGCTAAATCAATGGTATATACTTGGGAAGAATTAATTGGAAGATTTGGTATCGGAACTAAGTATTTAGGTGATTATAAAGGATGGGGTGGTTCGCTATATAAAAACAATAGACCCTTGCCCACTACACTTTTGGAAGCACAAAGCCCTGATACAGCGAACCCCGCAACCCAATGGGCTTATATAAGACTGATGGCATTGCAAGCTTGGATGGAGTTTAACTATAACAGTACGCTTGGCGTAGGTGATAAGTTAAACCCTGCAGGCTATAGAGACTTTGTTCAACAATGGCAAAGTGCTTATGGCTTTATTGGTTATTCTAACAATGCTATTCTGGCAGTAGACAACAGTAAAGACTTCTTAGAAGGTACATACAGTAATATGAATGACCTTATTACTGCTGATATCACTAACGTAAGTTTAGCCACAAAAGCATTTGGTCAAGACTTGATTGCATTAGGTAAAGCAATCGATTTATCTACGATTGCAACATATGGATTACCGTCAAACTTGTTAAAGACATTAGTAAAGTATAACGCATTAACTAAGAATTTAAGTTTAGCGATTATATCAGCAGGTATACCAGTAGATGAATTAGGAGCAATTATTTCAAATGTCACGCAACCTAATAATGACCAAGAGCGTAAATTATACGCCGCTTACTATATTACAGTGGGTGATACATTAGCTGAAGTATTAGTTCCATTAAATTGTAAGACTAAAGGATTAAGTTCTTTAGCAGATTTGCTAAATCCAGCAAAGATGTTTCCTACTAGCTATAAGACATTGACAGTACAGTTATACAATACTGGGACACAAAATGGTGCACAGAACAGTAAGATAGCATTCCCTATCTATAACTCATCTGGTACAGTGAATTCAGACTTAACAAGTACACAAGTACTAAATCAAGTTGGTACTCAAACTCCAGTTGGTACACCACTAATCAATGATATAGTACCTGCGGCATCACCGATAACTGATAGTCTGACAGAATTAAATAATATTACACAGACGTTAACAACTCCTGGCAACAATACTACCGCTCAAACTAGTGGCGGAAAAGTATATGATACTTTTAATACTCAGGTAAGATAATATGGCAGAAATACAACAACCATCAAAAGGATATGGATCATACTTAACAGGTATCATTCCACCTGATATAGCTGTAGCTGCCGGCGCATTTAGTGCGGCAATGCAACAGATACAAAACATACAAGAAGTACAAATTGAAAAGTTTGCACAAGTTGTAACTAATTTAGAAACAATGGCTGGGTTGAATACTAATAGTAATAGTAACAATTTAGTTCCTACTAATTTACCATTACGAACATTAGGTAGACCAAAGATTGCTTTAGGCAGTGGCCCACAAGGGTCTTACACAATGAGTGACTTCTTTGGTTGCATGAGTGGATTGCCTTATAACGGACCATTGTCAAACATATATGCAAAATTAAATGAAGTAGCAACTAGAAAATTATTCAATATATACCATGAAACATATCTTGCTGTTACGTATGCACGTGCAAGGTTAAAAAATGTAACACAGCCTGTTTATTATGTTAATATCCGACCATATCGTGCTCCAGGAACTCTTAGCCCGACTGATCCAGGGCAATCTAGAATAGATGATTGGTATTATACGTTGACATTTGCATACGATTCTTCTAATAAAGGTGGTGGATATGGTAGAGGCACAGCAGTTCCCCCTGAAATAACTATATCACCCAACAATGTTGGTGCAAGTGCTACAACAACAATCGGTACAGATGATAATGATATTCAAGCAGGTGGTACCGGTAACTTTGGTAGAGTTAAAAGCGTAAGTGCAAATTTTGGCACCCCCTACAAGTACGACCAAACGGATCTAATGCAAGAAAATGCTCCGGACCCTCCTGCAATTCCAACAAACAAACAAGAAACTGTTTCTATTGCATTGCCACCAATTGATTATTTACCTGTGCAAGCTAATGGTAACTTTTCTACCAGTGGTGTTAATGTATTACCGGGGTGGAGTAAAAATGCATATACTGGTAATGTAGATCAAGGCCCTGCTCAGTGGCCCGGAATTAATGATTATATTCAACAATATATCAATCAAGCTAATACCGAGATTGATGCTATTTTATTAGCAAAACCTGCTCAGTGTAAGAGTCTTAATAATTCTTGGAATGCAACTGGTGCTCAACTAACAATTGAACAACGTGCTAGACAAGAAGGGTTACGACCACCGTTAGATAACGGGATAGCTCCGGGTTTTGGGGTAGCCAATCCTGCTACAAGAGAAAACTTCTTATCTCTTTACCCAACAACAATCTACACATTTGTTGATTCTGTTCCGCAATATGGCAAAAACACTGAGCCGCACATGTATGCCCAAACAATAGAAAACATTGCAAATTGGGATACGATAGGTGGTCAAAGTCTTGTGGGTATGATGAGAGAGAATCGTAACCAAAGTCGCTTGACAGCACTAGGCATTTCGTTAGATAATAACATTAATGACACATTACCGTATGACCAACAAAAAGTGTTAATCGCAAACGGAACATTACCGACTGGATTGGCTAATCCAAATATACCCAGTGGTTCTACGACCGCTAACCCAAATGATCCGTTTATTCCTAATACTACTATCCCATCTACACCCGTCGTTATTCTTGATGGGGTAGAGATAGTACCACAACCGCCCGGTAATATCAATGTAGTTACAGGAGAATATGTTATAACTAACCCCGATGTTGGGGGACTAACTGAACTAACTAACCCTAATGGACTAACTAACCCTAATTTAGTAAATCAGCAACCTGGATTACCAATCGATATTGGACTATCGGAGATACCGGGTTCGTTTGCCGGGTCGCCATACACTGACTTAATACCACCTAACTTAAACGCATGGTATACATCATCAACCCTCATGCCTAGCACATACACAGTTAATGAAGCAATTGACGAAGTTGTCCGTTGTAATTGTGATTGCTGGAATCTCGCATAAACGAAAGGATATTTCCTATGAGCGATAAAAATAAATTTTTAAGGATAGTCACCGGCTTACTAGTTCTAGTATTTGGCTTATACATTACTAACACTGAAGAAAGATATTTCTTATTTGACAATACACCCGAGCCTGTTGCCGAAGTAGCAAAAGTGGCAAAAGCAGTAGATCCAAAACAATTAGCTTGTATGGCTAAAAACATTTTCTATGAATCAAATGGTGAACCATTAAATGGACAAGCCGCAGTAGCTAGAGTAGTAATGAATCGTATTAGTCATGGCTTTGGTTCTAACCCATGTAACGTTATCTATCAAGCAACTTATGTTGAAAAAGAAAATGAATATGGTGATACGTACAAAGCTAAACTATGTCAGTTCAGCTGGGTGTGTGAGAACAAAGGCGAACCAAATAAAAACAGCCCCGGTTATATTAAAGCGAAAGAGATTGCATATGATGTTATGGCGTACAACGCTTATGAAGATGTAGTTCCAAAATCTACATTATTCTTTCATAATTTACATGTAGATCCATCATGGCCTTATAAACAAGTAGCTAAAATTGGTAATCATATTTTCTATAGCAAACAGAAAAAGTCAAAGAATACCCAAAAGACTGTGGTAGCAAATGAAAATAAGATATAATATCTAATGAGTGATAAACCAAATTCAGCAAATGGAGTTAGCAGTTATGATTCCACTAGTTCTGGATCACTGATTCATTTCTTTAATCGTAATGTAACACCATACGCTACTGAATCTAGTGGTCCTAAATTTGATTTAGTTCCTGTAGAGAAGCATAAAGACATTATGCTTAATGTTGCAAGGTTACATGCCAAGCAAGAATATGATAGAATCATGGAACTAGTTACTGTGTTACAAAAACAAGCAGAACAGATTAAACATCGATTAGACTTAACTGATATGGTTCATGCCGCCAAATATGATTTTCAATTAGCAAATGGTAATATCTATTGGTTGTTGTTTGACCATAGAAAACAATTTACTAGGTTGAGTATTAATGGACCTAATGATTGGTCTAGTAG